ATATTGGCTAAACTTAAAAACGAATTAAGATTAAATCATGATAAGATTACACAAGTTGAATTAACTGATAATGCTTATAGAGAACCAAGATATAAAGAATGGTTAATAGCTTTTACTCAAGCTGAAAAAGATTTTACCCTTTCTAAAGATTATTATAATAACTTGATAGCTTTAAAAGATATGCGAATAACAGAAGAAAGTTCGGCTAGATATTTGATTAACAAAAAATAGCTTAAATAACCTTTTAGTACCAACACTTAATAACTATATAAATTAGTTTATATTAGTTTATAATATTTCTTATTAACAAAAAAATAGGAGATAAATAAATGAGTATAAATAGTGTGCTTACTAAAATTGAAAGTAGAATGGCTACTCTTGATAATTTAGTAAATAAGAAAAAAAAATATCAAGAATGTAATAATACACTTCCTGATAATGTTCCTTACATAACTAAAGAAGAATGTAAAAAAGCATTTACTTCACTTGCAAAAAAGTTTGGTAAAAAAAAAGTAAGACATTCTTATAAAGATGAATGGGTTAAAAGAAAAATGCCTATTAAATTTTATTCGAAAAATCCTAGAAGATGTTGGGTTTGTTTATCTGGGGATTCAAATAAACTTTCAAAAGGTTGGAGAAGATTAATCCATGATGTATCTCATATGGTTCATACTTTTATAAGACCTAGATTACCCAATCATTGTTTTCAACAAGCTGAACTTGAACTAGATATGATTAAATATGTCTTGGATAAAGGTTGGCTTAATGGAACTTTAAAACCTAATGTGGTTATCTTATCTAAAGATGAAAAAAGAATAAAAAAAATAGATGGATATAAAATTCTTATAAAAAAATGGCAAACTAAATCTAAACATGCCAATACATTTATTAAGAAATACTCGAAGAAAATAAAGTATTATGAAAGAAAGGAGGTAAAATGATACCAAAAAATTGGACAAAAGAAACTTGGGGTCACTTAAAAAGAATGTATCCTAAAACCTATATGATTAGATTACATCATGTAAAAAAAGTTGATCTTTCAGGAAATAGAATAGATAAAGTAAAAGCAATAAAAGATGGCTACTGGAGAATTAATGAAGAATTAAAATCTTGGGCATTAGAAAATGCAAGTGATGAACAAATTAATAAATGGTATAAAGATTGTATATAAAAAACTAGCCAAATAAACAGTCTTGTAAAATATCCCATAAGTGGGGATTCTGTTTAAAGATTCTTGTGTACCCATCTCCTACTGCTTTGGCTATGGGTTCTTCTCCTCTTTGATTAACATCAATACCATCATTATAACAAATCACATGAAATAATTCGTGATAAATAGTATTGAATAATCTTTCGCCTTTTATATTTTGGTCAAAGTATAATTTTTGTTTATTAGGATCATACAATCCATAACAATCATCTAAATTTGTATATACAATTTTAATTTTTCTTTTTCTATATTTAATAAAAGATAAAGCAGGATTAATAAAACTCATTTAGCATATCGGTTAATAACAGCTACTGTTAAATCATTGATTAATTTTAATGCTTCTGGAAAATTTAAAGACTTAACAACATCAAAGCCTAACTCATCTCCAGTTTTTAATAATATATTACCACTCATTGATGTACCTACTATGGCATAAGGTGTTTGGTCTTTTAATCTTATATCTTCTTTATCAAAACATTCTTCTTCTGTTTCATTTTCTATATCTCTATAAATGTCATCAATGCTTTTTTCTGCCATATTCTCTCTCCAAAGTTTCCATAGAAATATTATTTACTTCTTGTATGTGGTTATCCCAAATCGTTAGTTCGCATACTTGATAAGTCCAACCAGTTAAACTGTGTTTAGCATAACTTTCAATATGATTAAAAGGCATAGCACAACCAACATTTATAATTCTTGTAAAATCATTTGGAGTAGGGCTTATCTTTGCAACTCTATTATCTTGTGCTCTATGACTATGACCAAAAACAATATCTATTTTTGACTTGTTAGCTATTTGTCTTTCACTGGCCTCGCCACCATATTCTTTACCCATAGGGTTGATAGGTGCATGAATAAAACCAACTCCACCTAACATAAGATATTTTCCATAAGGAATTACTTCCCAATTATATTTCTTACAGATAGCATAAAATTCTTTTTGACACATTCCATAAAAACTTGGATTGCTGTCCTCTTTACGAAACATTCTTTTTTCGTGGTTTCCTAAAGTATAATATTTTTTAATATTTAATTTTTTTAAATGAGTATCAAACTCTTTCATAGCTAAATTCATTGACTCCATATCTTTTAGGAAGATAGGTTTTTCAATTCTAGCGGTATAAGTATCGTCTTTGATATAGTGAGTACAACTATCTAAAGTTATAAAATCTCCTATCTGAACTACTATGTCTGGTTTAGTTTTTGTGATATGTTTAGCGAACCAACCAAACCTACTTTTATTTGGAATGTCTGGAGAGTCGTGTGTATCTCCTATTACTAAAACTTTTAAAATTTTTTTAGCCATACACAATATATGGTATGAAAGTTTTTATATAATGTCAATAGTAGTACATTCAAATTTAATATACATTTTTAAATCATTAACTTTTTCTCTACCAAGTTCTTTTGTTTTTAAAAGAGATTCCTCATAACCTTTCATCATACAATCGTAAGAGTCATCAAAATGTTCTTGCCATTGTAAAGGTGGAGTACATATATTATTTTGTAAAGAACACATTACAAGAATGAGTACCCACTTTGTCATTGCTACTTACCTTTAGGAGAGCCATTTCTAAATATTTGAGTACCTTTTATGCCAAAAATACTAGCAACTACTGTAATCCATAAAGTTTGAAACCATACAGGAAGATTGCCAAAATGCTTAAAAAACAGTTCTATTTTATCCATCATAGCAGGATCGTCTGAAAAAACTGCCCACGCAAGTACAATTATTGGAGCAGAAAGTATTGCAAGAACAAATTCATCTTTATAATCTGAATCTCTACTTTCTAAAAGTTTGCCTTGATATTCAATATCTCCACGAGCCATTTTTTCTGCTGTGTATAGTGCGGCTTGTGACATAGCTTCTTTTTGCTTTTGCTTATTTGAATACACATTAGCACCAGTTTTAAGTGCCATTTTTGCTAAACTAAACCACATTATGAACCTACCACTTTGCCATCTTTCCATTCCATATCTGGTAATCCATTCTCATATTTATTACCATCAAATGTTAAGACTTGCTTTCTATTGTTACCTTTTTCGTTATAAGAAATATGAACCCACCCACCTGATGGATCATTTTTGTCAAAGTATTCGAGAATTAATTGATCAAAATCCACATTATTAGAAAGCCAATATGCAATCTTAATATTAGGTACACCATTTATTTCTAGGTCTGCGGCTTGTCCTTTAGTGTGCTGACTGGTTTTTTTTGATCCAATAGCTTCGCAAAGTGCCTCTGAACGATAGCCACTGGTAATTGTAACTGCATTGTCAAAATGTGCACGTAGAGGTTCAAGACATTCATAACATAAATCTCCTAAATTTTTAATTTCTCCAGCACCAGCTTTATTCTTTATTCCTTTACGACTTGCTGTCATACTCTTTTCAAATTCTTCTAATTTAAAATGCTTACTTAAATCCATAATTAAATCCTCCCAAATAATTCCATTATTATTGTACCCATACCTAATACAACCATTCCGATCATACCAAGTACAACTCTTTCCAATCTACACATTTGAACTTTCAATTCTTTAATTTTTCTATTTGTTTCATTTTGCATAATTCTGCATAATTTTTCGTGATCGTCAATTCTTTGATGTGCTGTATTAACAGGTAATTTAGCTTTAGCCATTATCTACCTTGCCCTTTATATCGTTTTTGAGATTTTTGTCTTTTTTCATTTTTATTTTGACTCTTTTTGTGAATCCCTCTTTTCGTTGGTTGATCTCTTTCTACAAAAGATTTAAATTTTTTAGCCATAATTTTGTTCCTATATATATTTACCCATAAATTCTATTAATGTTGCTTAAAACCTCTCTATGACAGTTTAAACAGGTATATTTTGATGATTTCTAGTCCTTATTTAGTGTTTTTTCTAGATATAGAATAAAGTCCATTGATTCTTCTTGAGCCTCTTTTACCCAATGTATAAATGGCTTTGAATTATCACTCATGGTTTTACCAAAATTCAACATTCCCTCTTTATGTCTATCTAAATGTTTTTTAATGATCCTGTTGACTATCGGATCAATAGTAATATTTCCCTCTAATGATTCATCTAATTTTTTTTTAATAAGTTTTTTAAGATTCTCCAATCTTTCTATTTCGTAATCTTTCTTTAATAACTGTTCATTTTTTAAAGTTATTATTTCAATTAATTCATCTCTTGTTTTTGTTTCGTATATAGGTGTTAAAGAATAATCCATATTATAGTTTTAACATAAGTTCTGTAAATTCAATAGCAACAACTAAAGCTAGTTCTATTGCTAGAATAGTATGATAAATATGCCAGACAACACTATTGCCCTTTTTGTTTTTCATAAGACCTTTTTGCTATTGGTTTTCTTTCATAAGTCTTTATACCAATATGTTTTAATTCGCTAGTTATATCTGTCCATATTTCTCCACCACATTGTTGCCATAAAGCACAAAAATAAAAATCTTCTGATAAATATCTTCTAGTATTATCTTTATCTTCTAAAATACCTTGACCTTGTATTCCACAATCAAAGAAAGCATATTCTTTAATACCTTTAACTTCTTTTTGAGCATTAACTTCTGTAAGATATTCTATTTGTGGATATTTTTTTAAAATAGTTTTAAAAACATCTCTTTGAATACACATAAATCCAGTTCCTGCATAATCACAAACTTTATAACCATTATCATTATCTTTAAAATCATATTTTCCTAAAGGAAAATTAACACACCAACCTAAACTAGCATCTCCATCTTCAATCTTTGTATCTTTTTTTATAGGATAAGGTGCTGTAGATATTGGTTTGTTTAAATTTAAAACTCTTATAAAATCATCTGGTGTAAAACTTATATCTGCATCTATAAAAAATAAATGAGTATGATCTGTATCTAAAAATTGTTTAACTAACTTATTTCTTGCTCTTGTTATTAAGCTATCTCTTAACCACATTATACTAATACCAATACCATTTTGTAAAAGTATATCTCTTATAGAGATAATTGATGATATAGTTTCTAAATGTATTTTTGTATCAAAACTAGGAATACAAATTAATATAGATTTTTTATTTTTCATTTTATCTTATAGGTGGTATTCCTAATAATAGTCTTTTGTCGAATTTATTTTTTTCTGCAAATTGACCATTAACATGATTATAATGTAAAAAAACTTGAACACAAACATCACCTTGAAATTGTTCTCTCCAATGCTCTAGTTCACAACCAGAATAAACTAACATATCCCCTATATCTAAATCAACTTTAACTCCTTGAGGAGCATCAGGTTTATGTATATTTTTATATTCATCTATAACATTATTAGAACCAGTAGGATCAATAAATATTGACCATTGATCTCCTCCTAAATGAATAGTGGTAGAAATTTCACAACTAGGTCTATCTTTATGTCTTTTTAATATATCTCCTTTCTTATATGCTCTTGCATAAGAATAGGTAGGTACTAATTCTAAACCAGTTTCTTTTTGCATAACTGGTAATGTTTTCATTAATAAAGTTTCCATTACATGATCTGCATAATGAGAATAAGTATTAGGTATTTGTTGATCTGTCCATGTACCTAACATTCCATTGTCATAAGTAATGTTATTGTCATACATATATTTAACAGCATCTCTTTTAAGAAGAAAATAATTGAAAATAAAATTAGCTAAATCATAACTAATTGCATTTTTAATTACTTGATATTTATTAAAAGCCATATTGTATAAAATTAAAACTTACCGATATTCTTAAATCATTTGATTGATTAGGTTCAACACTATGCCATAACCAAGCAGGAAATATAATAATTCTTCCAGTAATAGGATCAAGATTTGCATCTCTCCATAAATGTTTAGGAGGCTTTCCTTCTTTTCTATTAGGCATTACTATTTGTGATCCTGCTCTTGGATCATATATTTTTAATCTTCCTGCGTTTGGATTTGATTTAACATAATATACTCCAGAAAACAATGAATTGGGGTGTATGTGTGGTTGATTCATTCCATCTTTAGGATTTATATTAGCCCACATATTTCCAAGAACTGGTTCTCTATCTAACCATTCTTCATTAAATACTTCTTTGCACATTATATTTAATTCATTAACTAATAATTGATACTCTCCCTTATTAGCCATATCAGTTGTAGAGTGCCAACCTTTATAATTTGTTTTTTGAACTCCTTGATCTTGATTAGACCAATCAATAATATTTTGTGCCAATCTATCATTATCTAAATTTATATCTTTACCATAAACACTTGTTGGAAAAAATTCTTCTCTAATCATCTAAAAGGCTTTCCACCAAACCAGCAAACTAAAGATTGTCTAACTCCCTCTGTAACTGGATTAACTCTATGATTTAAAAAAGATGCAAATATAATTGCGTGTCCTTGTTTTAAATTTGCAAATTTTCCTGGAGCAGTTAGTTCTAAATCTCCACCTTTAAATTCTGCTGGATCATTTAATAATAATGTCATTGATATTTTTCTAACAGGTGGCTCATGCTTCATATTAACATCACAATCCATATGCCAATCATAAAAACCACCAACTGGATATTCTGTAAATTGTGCATTTTCAGTAACTTGTATATCTCCAAATCCAAAATGATTTTCGTTTGCTTTTTGAATAAATTTATTTAGGTCTTTATACATATGTGCCATTTCCTTAAATGGAATCCAACTAATAGTTGTTACTCTTTTTTTAGTATCTGTTCCACCCTCTGGTTTATTCATACCCACTTGTGCTGTCTGTGGTTTTTGTGATCTACCAGATTCAATAATTTGTCTACATTGTTCTGGTGTAAATAATGGTGTTGTTGTTTGTACTATCCAGCTTTTCCATTTAGGTTCTGTAATAATGTTGTTTTCGTACATTAATCTCTACCTCTATTCATAATAGGATTATATTCTACATCACAATTTGCAGATAATGTTCTTCTAAATCCATTTCCATTAAAAGGATATACACAATGTCTAACATCATAAGGAAAAATATAAAAATCTCTTTCTTTAATATTAGGAGAATAGTCACACGTTGCAAACTGACCTGATACCGATCCCATTATTTGTAACTTACCATTCATAGGGCTTTGTTCTGAAGAATACTCTACTCCAAAAGATTCTGGTAATTTTAAAATCATAACACTTGATAACCCTGTATATAAACTTCCTTGATGAACATGAACTGGATTATATTCGTGTTGAAACATTTGATTGACCCAAATAGAATTTAAAGATTTTTTATAACCTGTAATTTTATTAAAGTCTAAATAGTGACTCATAGCTTTATCAATCCATTGTAATACATTATTTGATAACATATTATGATGGTGCATTTTAGAAGTATCTGTTCCTTGATAAAACAAACTATGTTCTTTCTCAATCTTACCTACTAATTGTTTATTAGCTGGAGGTAATGTTGGATATTTTGTTTCATACACATTATTGATAATATTAAATACATCAAGAGGAACTTGATACTTTAATACTGTTTGCCCTAAAGGACATATATTAAAATTTAATGTGTCCATATTTCTGTCTAATTCTTTCTGGAATTTTTTGAATATAAGGATTATATCTTTTTTCTACTTTACCACTCCAAACTTTGTGCATATTATTACCTACCACTTTATCATCATATGGCAAACCATTAATATTAATTTGATCTAAATTTTCAAATCTATGGTTATAATAAGGCTCATCTAAAAACTGATATATTTTTTTAAATTCTTCTTCAGGATTTGTAACTATGTCATTATATTTTACATAGTGACATATATCTTTATAGTTATATGAATTTTTTATAGCTTCTAATTCTTTAGCAACCGCACCATCTTTATTCATTAACATTGATAATTTTTCTTCATCAGTATTTAAATTAAATCTATTAGGAAACGCATCTGGATTTTCTGTGTACCATTGCATATAACTTGCTAGAACATCTAATAAATCTCTAACTAATATAATACATTTAAAAGGTCTTTTATAATGTTTTTGCATTAACTCAAAATTACCAGTGGTCATTACTGGACCTCTATCAATAATAATTTTTTGTTTCCAATCTTTATAAAAGGTATCATATACTGAATCTAAAACATTATCTAAAGACTTGTGATCTTGATAGTTTTGAAAAACATCAGTTTGTTTTAATAAAAACAAATCTTTCATTATTTCTAATGTAATAGAATTAGCTGTTACTACTAAATCTTTATTTTGATTCATTATAGAAGCAAACATTGTATTGCCAGATCGTGGCATTGCTACTAAAAAAAATAATTTCTTATTCTTGTTTTGCTCCGAGATCATTAGTCAACTTTTCTTTCTTGTTATAAATCATTTCTCCTGATTTTTTAACTCTTTCAATAGTTTGTAATTGACCTAATACATTAAATACTTCTGGTTGACTAGAACCAGATGTTAATGTTTCTGCTTTATTCTTCATTATTAAATGATAAGAATCTAATTGATGAGTGTTAACATCTTTATCATCAAAAGAACCATCGTTAAATTCTTTTTTAAGAACTGACCATAATTTAATTTCTCTCATTCTATCTCTAGCTACTAATTGCATATTAGCTACAGAATAAGTTTTTTCATCTATATCAATTTCAAGTAATTCTTTTTTTAATTCGTCTGTTTCTTTTTCTAGTTTTTGTTTTAATCTTTTTAATTTAACTTCATTTCTTCTTGCATCAAAAGATAAAGACATTAAATTTTCTAGGAATACATTTTGTTCTCTAACACATTGCCAATATTTAGATGCGTTAGTAGGATATTTAGCATCTTGAAGAACAGACATTCTCATTTCTGTTTCAGTTCTAAATACTTGTTTTTTAGTCCAAGTATCTCTTAATTCGTTTGTTAATTCTTTAAATTCTTTAACATCATTTGGATCAAGTAAATTATTTAAGCTAGGTGCTTCTTTTTCTATTAGTGCATGAATATTTCTTTTTTCTTCTGACATTTATAATCCTTTGGTTTATTGAAATATAACTATTAAAAATTATAAGTCAACTTAACTTGTAGATAGGTTTTTAATTTGAGTTCCTGGTGCTGTATATTCTATTGTTGAATTACCTACACTTGGAACAGGATATCCAGCATAAACTAATGCTGAAGTAGAAGCCGCAGATCCTGCACTATTTGTTTCTCCTCTAGCCGCAGGAATAGATGCATCTAGACTAAAGCTAGTTCCATCAAATCTTGCTGTTGTTACACCATCACCTCCAAGAAATAAAGCTGAAGTTTGAGTTCCAGTTCCTCCATTGTAAGCTGTATATTTATCTGAAGCTATATTTGCATTTGGTCCAGCTGTCCAGTTTGTGCCATCATAATCAAGTGAAATATTATTGGTAGCAACATTTGGTGCACTAGTACCTTTATTACCACCACCATTTAAAGTTGCTGTTTGTGTTCCACATTGACAGTTGTAGGCTTGGTATTGAGGCATAGCAGTTACATTGCTCCAATTAGTTCCATTATATTCTTCTGCATTATTAACATGTTCTGCAGGTGCGGCTGATGGAGGTGTAAACCCTCCTGTAGCAAGTCCTGCAGTTAGAGTTCCAGAAGTTGATCTAATTCCTGAAGTGGTATTAGAAGCATTACCTCCTGTCCAACTAGTTCCATTATATTCTTCGGTAGTTTTAAGAAAAGGATTATTAGGGTTATCTCTACCATTCATAGCAACTGCCGCTGATTCAGTTCCAAAACCACTCAAATTAACTTTACCAACTGGTAAATTACCACCCTCTGACCATGATGTTCCATTATATGTTTCAGAATTTGTTGTAATTGCACCATTTGGTGGTGCGGCTGCCCCACCAAACGACATTGCTGATGTTTGTGAAGTACCTGCACTACCTGATCTTTGTCTAGCTGTACCTAAATTTCCACCTGATGACCATGAACCTGCTAAAGCTATACCATCAATACGCAAATTACCTGTACCAGAATTATACCATACCTGTCCATCTTCTGCTCCACTAGGGTCAGCAGATAAATACTTAACTCTTAGTCCTTTAATTTGTGGATAGGTAGTCATTTATAAATTCCTTATGGTAATGTTATTTGTGTTGGTCTTGATGATAATCTTTTTTCTTCATCACTTAATAAATCCCAAGCATCTTGTGATGCTGTTACTTCTGTATCAACTAAAGCCTGTGCTTCTGTTTTAGTTTTTTCAACTCCATTTTTTTCAGCTAACCATCTTGCTCCTTTTTCATTATAACCAATTACCCAAACGTCTGCTGGTTGTCCTTGAAGAAAAAAATCTTGTCTATTTTGATGTGTAAAAAAATCTTTTCCTGTATTTGTAGCAGTACCATATATAAATAGTGCCATAGTGTTTACTCCTTTGTTTTTTTTAATATTAATTTAATTTTATTCATTGTTAACTTAATGTAAGTGATTTTTTATCTAATTTAATTACTTCTCCACTAAATTCTTCTGTTGTTGTTCGACCTGAATTTGAAGGATTAGTTCTTCCACCTCCTATTATTGAGTCAGCTGAACTTGTTCCAGAACCTGTATTAAAATATATTGCCGCACCTATTAATGCAGTGTCTGACCAAGATGTTCCATTATATAATTCTGTTTTGTTTGTGCTAACTCCACTTGAAATAAGACCACCTGATGCTAACGCATCAGTTTGAGAACCTGATCCTGCACATCTTTTTCTTACTTGTGACATTGTTGTTGCATTAGTCCAAGATGTACCATCATATTCTTCAGTATTAGCAAAAGCAAAATTAGATGCATTATATCCACCAAAAGCTAAACCTGCAGTTTGTGTTCCAGCACCAGAAATATCGGCTCTTCCTGTATTTAGATTATTTCCTTCAGACCAACTAGATCCATTATATTCCTCTGATTCATTTTTAAAAGAACCTGGTACATATCCTCCAAAACCAAGTGCCGCAGTTTGTACTCCTAAACCACCTAAAGTTCTTCTACCAGTGTTTAAATTATTTCCTTCTGACCATGATGAACCATTCCAAGTTTCTGTTTCATTTTTTGTTCCAGGTCCACCTCCAAAAAATAAAGCCGAAGTTTGAGTTCCTGCACCACCTCCACCATCTCTAGCAACATTAACATCTGCTATTTCTGACCATGATGTTCCATTGTAAGATTCAACATTTCTTGAATAGCCAGTTGGGGTCGGAGCATAACCTGATATAAATATAGTAGCATTTTTAGTTCCTTGTGTTGATGAAGCAAGACCATATCTTCCTGTTCCCATATTTCCACCTGATGACCAAGATGCGGCTATAGGAGAAAATATTGATGTACTAAATTCTTCTGTGTTAGCATAAAAAGTAGGACCATCTCTTCCACCAAAAGCTAATGCGGCACTTGTAGTTCCATTAGTTGCTCCACGAATACCACTTCTAGCTGTTGATATATCAGATTTTGTTGACCAAGATGTTCCATCATATTGTTCTACTTTATTATTAGTTGTTGCTGGAGTTGCACCTCCAAAAGCTAAAGTTGCAGTTTGAATCCCACTTGCACCTGCTCCACTTCTACCAACATTTGCAGTTCCTCCATTAGTCCATGCTGAACCATCAAATTCTTCTGTTGCTCCTGTGTAAGTAGTAGAATATCCAAGAGAAGCTAATGCCGCAGTTGAAGTTCCAGTACCACATAATATATATCTAGCTGTACCTACTGTAGCAGGGCTTGTTGTCCAAGATGATCCATTCCAACTTTCTGTAGCACTACTCTTTGTTGTTGATATTAAACCTGAAAACATTAATGCCGCAGTTGAAGTACCTGACATTGCCGCACCAAATCTAGCAGTATTTATAGTTGGGGTTGCTGTCCAAGAAGTTCCATTATATTTTTCTGAATTATTTACACCAGCTGTGCTACTTGTATATCCACCAGCACCTATTGCCGCTGTTTGAGTTCCTGATCCTGCAATTTGCCCTTGTGCTGTATTTACATTGTTTCCCTCTGTCCATGCTGTTCCATTATATTCTTCTGAATTAACTGTAGCAGAAGTTGAAGCGGCGGCAGTAGTTCCACTAAAAGATAAACCTGCATTTTGAGTTCCTGCTCCTGTTCTAACTCCTGCTGTACCCATATTCCCACCAGATGACCATGTTCCTGTACTTACAACAGTTCTAAATTTTCCTAATGTTTCATTATACCAAATTTGTCCTTCTAATTGTATGCTTACTCCAGGTGTTAAAGCAATACCACCCATATAATTATGGTTGGTACAATAATAATATAAAGTTGGTGAACCAGATGCTACAACAATAACTGTTTTTGCTCCTGCTTGTCCTGGAGTTCCACTTACAGTTACTCCAGTAGTATATTCAGAACCTCCACCATGTGTACCATTATTTGTTGTAGAAAATCTTAAAGGGTGTCCATTATTTGTTGAATCTGATTGATCGAATGTGTATGTATTATTTTCATAAAGTTCTAATTGTAATTGTCGTACTCCATTAATAAAATAATAATTAGAACCACCAACATTTACAACTGTTACTAAAAAAGTAACTGGAGTAGGGTTGGGATCATTAGTAAATACTTTTATATTTTTTCCAACTAATTCTTTTAATGTTGTCATAATTTTTTAACTTGTTGTAAATGTTTTTACGTTAGCTGATATTACTAGACCTGTAAATTCTTCTGTGTTAGTTTTATTGTTATAACCACCAAAACCTAAACCAGCAGTTGTAGTCCCAGAACCTCCACCCTTAATTCTTGCTGTTCCTATATTTGCTGAATTTGACCAATTAGTCCCATCATAAAGTTCTGTTAAAACACCAGGATTTCCAGTTGCTATAAAAGCCGCAGTTTGTAAATCTCCTCCACCTAGTCCTCCCTCTCTAGCAACACTTGTTGCATTAACATTTGTCCATGCTGTACCATTATATTCTTCGGTATTAGTAGTTGTTGTAGTTGTATAACCTGTAAAAAAAACAGCCGCAGTTTGTGTTCCTGCACTTTGACCACCTCTTCTTGCTGTATTTACATTTCCACCATTTGTCCAAGATGAACCATCGTATTCTTCAGTGTTTGCTACATTACTACCATTTGATCCAGAAGCAAATAAACCTGCGGTTAATATACCATTAGCACTTCCACCAAATCTAGAAGTCGCCATATTACCACCATTACTCCAATTAGTTCCATCATATTCAAAAGTTTTATTTACTGCAGGAGGACCACCACCTGATACTACTGCCGCTGTTTGAATACCAAATCCTGTTATACCTTTTGTAGCCGCAGGTATATTATTAACTTCACTCCAAGAAGAACCATTATATTCTTCAACGTTAGCAGTTGTAACTACAGCAGGACTATAACCTCCTGCCGCTAAAGATGCAGTTTGAGTTCCTGTTCCAGCAAGACCATATCTTCCTGTTCCTAGATTTCCACCACTAGCCCAAGATGCTGGTGTTGTAACTGTTGTTGTAAAATTGTATTGTTCATTTGCAGGTCTTAATCCTGGACCCCAACCTGAAATTGCTAATGCACCTGTACCTGGACCAGCTGATGAACTTTGAAATCTAGGTGTTGCCATATTTGGTATTGATGCCCAATTAGTTCCATCATATTGAACACAAGTATTAGTTATACCACCAGGTAATTCTCCACCGATTGCCATTGAATTTGTTTGTGTACCAGCTCCAGCTGTACTTGTTCTAACCGCAGGTATATTATTTACTTCTGACCAAGTAGAACCATTATATTCTTCTACGTTTACAGTTCTACCACCTGCATAAAGACTTGCAGTCTGAGTTCCAGCACCAGAAGGTGCTCCTCCATCTCTAGCTGTATTTAAAGAATTACCTGCTGTCCAAGCAGTTCCATTATATTCTGCTGAAACAGCTGAAGATGGATCTCCTCCAAAACCTAATCCTGCTGTTAAAGTTCCTGATGATCCTAAATTTGTTAGGGAAGTTGGATAATTACCTCCACTTGTCCAATTAGTTCCATCATATTCATACGAATTATTATGACGAGTAGCAGGGTCTGCTGAAGTACCACCAAAATAAACTCCAGCTGTTAAAGTTCCAAATGCTTGACCACCTCCTGCTCTACCTGCTGGAAGTGCTTCTGCTGATGACCAACCTGATCCATTATATTCTTCATTAAGTGCTACTGCAGGATCATACCCACCACCTGAAGCAAACATAGCTGACATATTACCTGCCGCTGAAGTTGCTTGTCTTGCTGTATTTAAAGATGCATCACTTGACCATGCACCAGTTGCTATAACACCTTTTAATGTTTTTGAAGTTGAATTATACCACATCTGACCACCATCAGCATTAGCTGGATCACTGGCATAAGATTTGATACTTCTTCCATGAAGTTCTTTAATAGTGGACATTAATTACCTCTAGTTATTTTTAATTAACCAACCTTGTGTTGTATCTGTAAAAGCTAAAGTAAATCCTGCTCTTTCTGTTGATACTACTAAATCTGCGGCTGTTCCTTGAATTGGTTTACTATTTCTTGCTACTGTTAATGCGTTTGAATCAAATGTTCCTGCATAATCTACTAAAGATACTTCATCTCCTAAAGTTGGAGAACTAGGTAAGGTTACAGTAACTGCTCCACTTGTTGTATTTACAAAATATCCATCTCCAGCCGCCGCAGTAAAATTAGTAGTTTTGACTGTTTGCCAAGCTGTTCCACCAGAGTTGTCAGCAAAAGATAAAACACCAGAACCATTAGTAACTAAAATTTGATTTGCCGAACCTGTTGCCGCTGGTAAAGTTAAAGTATAAGAACTTGAAACTGTTGAGGCTGATTTTAAACCAACATAAGCAGAATCATCTGCATCTGCTAATCTTAATTCTTTTTGTGAATTAATTGTTAAAGCTGTTCCTGCAGTCCATATTAAATCTGCATCTCCTGCAAAAGCACCTGAATTGTTAAATTGAACTTGTGTAGTAGAACCTGCCGCAGATGTACTTACTGTTGCAAATGATAAATTACCACTTCCATCTGTTTTTAAAAATTGTCCATTAGAACCTGCCGCAGTAGGTAATGTTAAAGTTACATTTCCAGATAAAGTTCCTGCTCTTAAAGCAATATAGTTTGAACCATTATCAGTATCTTCTAAAAATCTTATTTCTCCAGCTTGTGTTGCCGCACCACCAACTGAAACAAATCCTGCTGGATTAATAGCAACAGAACCATTTGCTAAAGTCATAACTGTTGTTGAAGCTGATGTAGATATACCTGCAACTGTAGCAGATGAGTCAACAAAATTTACTGTATTATTAGTTTGATTAAATAAGGCTAATTGAATCCAAGCATCATTATCTGCATTACGCATATACCATTTATTAGTATCTGTTTCATACCACATTTGATAAGCATATTTTGTGCTTGGTTCAGAGGCACTAGAGTTATTAGAAACTACTGCTTGAAGTACAGAATTTAAGTCTGATCTGAATGAGGGAAACCCCTGATTCGCTATTACATAATCGTGATTTGCCATAATTTTATTTTATATCCTTTTTTCGTTTATCATATGTTTGTTTATTAATCAATAAACTTTTCACAAAAAGCTAAAAACCTTTTGCGATAAAGTCAAATGTTCGTGACACTCCTGAACCACCAGAATTAGTGAACGCAACACTAAATCCAGCAATAGTTTTATTTGTTAATGTGTATGTATCTCCAGAAGCCATGTTTTGTACTGCAAAACCTAAAGCTGGTACAGTCACATATGATTGCGTAAAGGTTACAGCTTTTGTTCCTGTGCCTGATACAATATTATTTCCTGATTCAATTCTATCTTCCATATCAAGAGTAACTTTTAATTCTGTTACAACTGGAGAAGCACTACCATTAGCAGATGTCATAACCATTCTAAATTTATAGAATCTAGCGAAATAATCTCCAACAACAAATGTTTGAAAAGGAGTATAGGTTGAGTTGTCTGCTGATATAGCAATTTGAAGTTCAGACGAACAATTAGCTTCTGCATCTCCATCAAAATTTCCTAATTTTTCATCAAAATTTCCTGCGGTAGCATCAAAAATATCATCTCTATCAACAAGAGTTTGAGAAACTATTGCAGTTACATTTGTAGTAATTCTTGAACCTACATCAATAATATCACTAAATTCATATATTCCTTCTGCAAAAAGTTGCCCATTAGCAGTACCACTATCAAAATTTCTAGTAGTTTGACTATCAAAATTTCCAGATGCAGAATCAAATAATTCTTGACTATCCAAAACTAAAGCTGGAACACTTGCTATACTAGGGTCTATATAAACATTAGTTTTATTACCTGTAAAATTAGGATTTTGAGTTGATGATGTTAAAGCATTAAAATTACCAATACTATCAACAGCTACATAAACTATTGTAGCATCAATACTAGGATTACCTAATTTATCTCTAGCTTTAATTAAATAAGCACCAGTCCTTGCTGGTACAACAACAGATGTTCCTGGTCTTGAAATTTTTTGTACTAATGGAACAGAATTTCCCCAAGTAGCATTAGTAGTTGAAACTGAAAATCTTAATTCATAATAACTTAAATCTAATACATCAACAGCAGTCCAACTTAAAAAAGCATCTTGTCCTACAATATTACAACCAAAGTTAGTTACATTAGGTGGTGGAGCAGATAAACCAATAACAGTATGATCTTGTGTTATAGTTGAAGAATTAACCCCATAAATATTTACACCTCTTGCTCTAATTTGATAACTTGCTCTATCAATTACATTTAAAAATTCGTATTTAGTTCTAGCACCTCTACCGATTTGTTTAAAGTCATCAGTAACAGCAGTACCATTCGCATCAGTTAATTGTTTAATTTCTATTTCATATAATTCAGTAAAATTATCTGTTGCCGCAGTTATTTCAATAACCATTTTTACGATTACAGTTCCATCATTATAAGAAACCAACTCATCACTTAAAGTAATTCCTAATGGTGCAGATACAGATGTAGATTTAGGTAAGTTAGTTGCCTTACCACTAGAAACAGTTGAATAATTACTTGTAGCAAAATCATATACAGCACTAGCAATTTCTTTAAAGTTAGCACTTATTTGTAAGCTACCATCATTTCCATTAATAGTAAAACCCCACTCTAATACTTGAAAGGTTTTATTTGTAAAACCCATTCTTGTATTTGTAATATTAACTGTATCTCCAACATCTAATTTAAAAGCACCCATATCAAAAGATGCTGAAAAAGATATTTGTTGTCTAACTTTTAATAATTGAATTTTAGATAATCTTTGACACATTCTACTAGAGTTAGTAAAAGGATAATCAAATTCAGCATAAATTCTTTCACTATTATCTTCTGATTCAAAACTTGAATTAGTTAAGATAGGATAATTTTGTGGTTGAAAATCATTAGCTGGTTCAGAATATAAACCTTTAACAGCATTAAATAATTCTTTTTTACTTACTCTACTATTAATTGATATACCACTTCTTAAATTACTTTCATTTAAAGTAACTGTTGGCGATAAAAAAGCAGATGGTATTATTTTAAATTCACCATTTGAATAAATTAAAAAACCACCCAAAGTAGTCATTAAATTTTCTATAATTACTTTGGGGCTTTGTGATAATTGAAAAGTACCATTGCAAGTAAATCTTTTTTCTGTTCCTGATGGATTTGTAACAGTAACAGTTTCATCACAAGTATTTGCACTTGCTATAAAATTTGTATCATTTATTTCAACATCTTCTACTTGCAAACCATAAATTGTATCTTTTAAAAAATCTCTTGTAGCTAAAACAGGATTGTCTGAAAAAGTTGTAAAATTAAATTTTTGAGTAGTGCTTCCTGATACAGAAGTTAAACTAATAGGAGTTCCTGCAACGCAGTTTGTATAGTTAGTTGCTAACTTAATATTATTAGCATCTACCTTAATAACAAAATAAGTTGTGCCATTACTTAAACCACCAATAGCAGTGTTGCTGTTAGAGTTATAAGTAGCCCTGTCAAAAGTAGAAAGTCCATGCGAAGAAAGGGTAATAGTGTTAGCAGATGTAGATACAGTGCTAGAAGAAGCAGTAAAGCTAGTTGCTCTTGGATCATATAATTTTTTCCCCTTAACTATTGCTGAAACATTTGGAACACCATTAGGATATACATCTTTATCAAATGTAAATTTAAGATACAAGTATGATTTTCCACTAATTTTATGATTAGTTGTCCATTGAGTAACATCAGCTACTAAATTTGCATCAGCTAATTGACCTACATCACCTAAATGTTTTTTAACTTGTAATTTACCATTATATTTATCACTACTTGTTGGTGTAAAAATAGGAATACCATTGCTATCATTAGAATTTGTTTCTAATGCAACAGAATCATCTCCTAAAAAAAGAGTTGTTATTTCATCTACTTCGTGTCCAGCAAGGACAACAACCATATGTAAAAATTCATTTGTACTTGAAGTTGTTTCTGCATACACAATAGTACCACCAACTCTTGATGTACCATAAATAACTCTATAAGGTGCTGTGGGTGCTTTAGCAGTAACTGTAACTCCTGATTCTAAAGGTGTACCTATATTAGGTGGATCAATCTTGGGTGCAAGTTTTTGACCAATGATTCCACCAATAATAGAAGTCCCAATAGAAATTAATGCCCTTGTAAGAAGAGGGTTTAGGTTCATACTCTGAAATGCTGTTATAGCACTTGGACCTAATATTACTACTGCCGCAACTACTGCCGCAATAATAATAATTTTTTTAACTGAACCACCAGCTTGGGCTACTTGACCATGATGTTCATAAGAATCTTCTTCTATGATATTATTATCTTTATCATAAACTATTTTTTTATAAATTTTCACTATTCAATTCTCCAAGCTATTTTACAATCAGCTTTATTTATTAAAACTATTGATTCTTTCCAGTTAAACATTATTTTTTCTCCAATACACACACCTAATGTACCATCTAAATCTGTTGTATCTTTATAATATAAAACATCTCCTTTTTGTGCTTTATCTATATCAATTACTTTAAAATTATTTTCTTTTGCTATCTTTAATGCTATATGTAATAAATCTTTACTTTTTAAACTTTTAATTATTTTTTTTGCTTCTTTAATACTTTTATATTTATTATCAAAAACTTTTTTACCAGTTATTGTTTCAATACTATTTATAACAAAAGTAACACAATCATTTTTACCAAAAATAAATTTTTCTTTATTTTTTAATTCTTCAATAACTAATTCTAATTTAGAACCCCAATTTTCTACACGCATTAATTAGTAGCTTTTCCCCAAATTATTTCTTTGTCTTGTAAATCTGGTATAAATTCAAACCCTACATCATTTGCAAAATCAACTTGTTGATCTTCTAAAGTGTACATTCTGTTAGATGGTTTTTCAAAAGTCACTAATCTACTTTCTAACTGTAAAGTTATTACAGTAGTATCATGTCCTTCTTGAATATTTAACACGTCCATTTTTCCTTTAAAAATAGTATAAACATCTGATATAACATTTTGTGAAGCATCAAATAAACCTAAATAGACTGCACCATTTCTATTTGTATATCCTGCACTTAAAGCAGTAGATATTAAACTAGATTTTATTCCTGCTAAAGTTAAAGTAATACCACTCATAGATAATGTTGAACTTTCTTCTATACCTGTAATTCCTAATAAATCTCCCTGACCAGTAAATGTTTTTGAAGAACCACCAGCAGTCATAGTTAAATTTCCATAACCATTCCACATCTTTAATACTCCATCACTAAAGTCTAATTCAACTGCCATAATAGGTCTGACAACCTTATTAGTTATAGCTGTATTAAAAGCATCTGTTATATTTCTTGCCATTGTATTCCTTAATTAGTTATAATATTTTGCCTTTATTGATACCCTTTTTAATAACATATTTTTGAGTACCATTAGCACCAGTATTAACTTCTTTTTTTAAATCTTTTAAAAAACTCATTCTTTTAGTTTTTTTTAATTCGTCTTTCATGTAGGTAATTATTTGTTTATTTATTCTTCCTATCATTTTTACCTCTTATTTTAAATGTAATTTTACAATAGATTTTTCACCCATATATATTTCTGTTTCTGCTTTTGATTTTATACATTGATAGTCTATACGACTTGTACCTGATCTCATTGCAATTCTTTTAGCTTTTAAACAATGTGACATAGATTCTTGTATTCTATGTTCCTTGATTTCTCCGTTTACAATCATCAATAATGCTACAACTATTTCAACCATGACTACCATTCCCATTTTGTCTTACTTTATCTTTTAATCTCTCAACATCTTCTAAAAGTTTTTCAGTTTGTTTCTTTAAAAATTCTATATTGATTTTATTGTGCATCATATTATCAATTCTTTTTTCTAATTTTTCTGTTGACTTATACAAGTCTTCTACCAACATAAATTGTTCCTGATCAGTTGGTAATTGTTCACTTTTTTTAAGTAAGTCTGCTTGAAATAATTCTCTTGAAGTTTCTAATGAAGTTAATCTAGAAGTTACTTCTGTATAGGCAAACACACCCATAGCTACTGCTATAACAATACCAATCATATTTTTAACTGGCATACTTACTGATGTATTATCTGATATTTTCATTTTTTTCTTTTTCTACCCATATAATGTTCTGATGGTTCATAGTTCCATTTTTTGCCATGATGACCTCTAATATCGCAGTACATCATGCGGAGTTTAACTATAATTTTTAATATAGACCTACTCATTTTGTAGGTACTGGTAATTCTTCTGTTAAGTATTTAGGTATTTTTAATTTTTTCTTTGTAGAATCTTCTCCCATATAATTGTCTGGATTTTTTTCCATATATTCTTTTTTTAAATTATCCCAATGATTTCCTTCTTCTTTCTTATTAAGAACTTCTTCATTAACTGATATTATACCCTTACACTTTAAAGCTAATGATTTAAAGTTTTCATTATATAGATAACTAGGATTAGCATTAACTTTATTACAATGTTTTAATAATTCTAATTGTTGTTTTAATATAAGATTTTCTGTTCTTATTCTATTTTGTGAGTCACAATTTCTTTTAGATAGACCTAAATTTTTTCTAAACGATAATCTTAATTCGTGTCTATTATTATCATAATCGCTAGTGCTTGGAATACGATAATCTTGTTCGGTTTCAGCTTTAGTAATAGATACATCTACACTTCCATAGACACATTGTGATCCATCATTTTGAAGATATTCATTTCTAGGGTAAGCAGGTTTAACAAAAAAAACCATTAGGCACATAGATAATATTAATATTGCTGTAAATCTGTAATCCATTATCATCTACCATAAATCCTTTATTTTTTAATTGTTTAATAAATCTCTAGCTACGTCTTTAATATCATAGCCTTGTTCTCGTACAGTGTTGGCGAGTACATTATAGAGATTCTCTGCCATCTGCCATGTAGCTTCTGCTGATGCAAGTCTAGTTTTTACATCTGCCATTTTTTCTTGTTCGTGAGATAAATCTCTACGCAAATCTTTTATTTGAACTTCTTGTATTTTTATTATTTCTTGTTGATTAGCATTTATAGTATCTGTAAGATTAACTATATACTTTATACCAGTAAAAGTTCCAAAAAGGATTGATGCTATAACTGGTACTAAAACAAAATTTTTTTTTAATAAATCTAATATGTTCATTATAAGTCCTCGCTACAAGCAAAAGATATTCCATAAACACTTACAGTATTAGTATCCCAATTAAGTTCATTACTATCTAATCTCATAACTGTTGTTGTGTTTGTGTAAATTACTGTTGTGTTATCATTAATAGCTTCAATACCTGTTCTTAAAGATGGTTCTATTAAAACTGCGGCTTGTCCACTACCATTTGCACTTACATTTGCACTAACCATATAAAGATAACTATTTATTTGAATATAATCTCCAGCTAAAAAAACATTTGCTCTATTTGCAGTAAAGCCATCTAAATTAATAGAATTACCAGTTTGTGCCGCACCTCTAACTAAAACTGTTCCTGTTGCTGTTCCTTGAATATTTTTTCTATCTTGATCGCCTATTTTAAAACTTCCTCTACGACCTCTTAATGACATAAGAAAACCTAACCATACTGCGGCTTTATCTTTTTTCATAGGTGGTAAAGTAAAGGTAGCTTTCCATTGTGCACCCTCATGTTCAAAAACTTGTTCTTGATTAGTAAATGGAGATTCAGTAACAGCTACTACTCTTTCCATTCCCCAGTTCTGTGTTTTAATTCCAGTAACAGTAGGAAGTGTCAAAGGATAACTTGGTGTGTATGATGCCATGATTAACTACCGAATGCCTTACTAAATTTTCCGCCTCGTTGCTTTGCGTCTGCAACAGCTTGAATTGTTGATTGTTGTATTGATGGTAACATATTCATAACTTCTGCTCTTACTGTATTAGTAACACCAACAGCAAAGTTTAAATTTTGTACTATACTAACTCCACCACCACCACCCATAGCTGATTTAGTATCTGAATTATTTTTAATTGAACCAGCACTATTAGGAACAAATAACTCTGGACCTCTTTCTCCAACTATAGTTGGTGATCCTTGTTGTACTGTTCCACCACCTGCCATTAATGTTCTTGTTGAGTGTGATGGTGCGGCATTTGGATTTCCACCCATAATAGAACCAAGTATATCTTTGAAGAAATTACCTTTCTTCATTCTATTTTCTATTTGTTGTTGTATCTTATCTAATACCATTACTTTAAATATCATTTTTTGTAATGCTATTACCATTTCTAAAAGAATATTTTTAAAATCTAATGTGTGTAATTTACCTCTAAACATAGCATCAGATATTTTATCTCCAACACTTGCAAATGTACTTCCAACACCAGTTGCTATTTTATCTAAATCTTCTTGTATTACTCTTAATTCTTCAAATGCTTTATTTCTTTTTAAAATTCCTTCAGTAGCTATTTCCATTTGTATAGCTATTTCTTCTTCTGATAATTTACCATCACTACCAAGTTTTTTTCTTAACTCATCTTGTATTTTGTATATATCGTTTAAATCTTTTAATTCTGCTTGTGTTTTTCCTAATCCTTTTATTGCTCTATCAGTATCTCTTGTATGTATTCTTGCGTTTTTTTCTTGTATTTCACGCAACATATGTTCTTCTTTAGCTTTTTCACTTATAGCATGAAGTTCTCTATGTGCATCTTTATTTGACTCATCAGCTAAATTATTTAATTGAGCCATGTGTTCAGCAATTAATATTTTTAATTCAGCATATCTTTTTTGATCAGAAGTTTGCATTTGTAATTGCATTGAACTATTCATATCATCTGTATTATCAAGAGTTGCCAGTTCTTCTTTCATTTCTTTAAGAGAATCAGTAACTTGTTTAATAGTTGTTAGCTTCGAGGCTTCCATATCAAGTTTAGCCATTTCACCAGCTAATCCATTAATTGCTTTAGTTAAAAAATTAACTATACCAGTACCTGTTTTTGTTCTTTCAAAAAATATATCAAAATTTTCTCCTAAAGAATCTACTGCACCAGCTAAACCACCTGCGGCTTTAACACCAGCACCACCTACTTGTTGATCTAACGCATCTAAAATAATTCTTTGTGCTTCTGCTTTCCTACCTGTCATAGTAAGAACTTTAATCATTTCTTTTTGTGCATCAGTAAACGAAACACCTACTCGTCTTAATGCACCTAAACCAACTATTGGATCTTCTAGTGCTTTACCTAATTGAGTAGCACCCATTTTTAAATCACCAAAACCAACTTCTGCTAAATCTTGTGCTAATCTTAATGCGTCTTTAAAAGTTTCTCCAGTTATAGATTTAAAGGTAAGCATTATACCTGCCGCATCTCTAACTTTTGAAGTTGAAGCTAATGTTGCTACACCTATTTCAGTAGCTAAATTTTCTATCTCATTTAAACTTAATCCTGCCGCACCACCTGTTGCTTTTAAAATACCTTCTAATTTAAGTAATTGAGTTTGTGCACCAACAGTATTTTTAACTAATTTTGTAAATGCTAAACCTAATCCAACAACTAAACCAGTAATACCTAGCATCAATGGACTAACTCTACCAACGATTGCACCAATAGCAGATAGACGACCAGCTACTGGACCAAGTGGACCTTGAACTGCCGCAATAGAACCAGCAGTATTCTGGAATGCTTTGGAAACCCTATTCATTCCTTTAGCACTTTTCTTTGCCGCCTTATCAACAGTTGTTAATTTCTTCTTTGCACCCTCTAGGCTAGTCTTAAACTTTTGTGCGTTTGCAATAAGTTCTACTCTGATGGTTGCTAAATTTGCTGACATAATATTAATCTGGGAATTGCCTCATTAAATCTTCCATTTCGTTTTTAACTAATGGATTATTATTAGTTTTACTTTTGCCATTCTTTAAATGATGACCATTCAAAGCTGACATAAATTCTGTTATTGATAAATCCCAAAATACTTTAGGGGAGAATTTTAATACACCAAGACCTATTTCTAGATATTGCTGGATTGGGTATTTTTCGGCTCGTTCTCCCCCTGTACTAAAGGGGAATCTTCTTCTGCTTTATCGCCTGTAAATATTGTCATTAATACTTCTGAACATAATATTCCAATTTTTAATAATCCACTTTGAAGAACCATATCTCCAACTGCTGATTGAGCAAACTTACCACCAGCACCTTGTAAGGCTTCGTGCATAACAATAACTACATCTTGTAAAGAATATTTATTTTGAGCCATGCTATTAGTAATTTCTAATATTGATTTACCAGTTCTATTTTCTATATTAACTATACTTTCAAAGGTAAGTCTGAAAGTTCTTTCTTTATCTCCCAGCTTACCCTTGATTTCGCCTTTATACTGATTCGCCATTAGTGTCCTTTTCTATTAATTGTTCAGTTAATGTTTTTTCTTTTGGTTCAGATTTTTTTAGTTTTTTCAAAGTCTTATTTGATTTAACTATATCACTTGTATCTTTATCTTCGCAAGTAATTTCTGCTCTTGTAGAATAAACTTCAACCTTTTGAACAATCATTTCAGTAACACCAATAGTGATATGGTCATAGGGTTTAACAGGAATATCACTTCTTGTTTCGATAGTAACTACACCCTTTCTTGTAACCTTGTAGAAACCATTATAGGACTCGCCTTGAAATTTTATTTCTATCACTTTAAACCCATCTGTATATTCCATATCATTTTCCTTATTAGTTATTAAGCATTTGCGTAAGTCATTGTACCATCTGATTCAAGAGATACTGAAAAAGTTTCTTCTCCATTGTATTCTCCTGCTCTTTCATAAGATGTAATTATAAAAGCACCTTTTACAGTTGATCCATCTCCAAAAACTAAATCGTAATTTAATGAATCTCCAGTAAATGCCGCACCTCTTACATTATTTTCTCCAGCAGAATCTGTAAATACTCCACTTGCAGATAAACTCATACTTCTGATACCCATATTCGCACCTAATGCTCTACCAATATCGTTTCCTGATGCTCCATCAAATGTTGCTGAATCTTTTGCAGTTATGTCAACTGTTTCTCCATTAATAGACATTGATGTACTTCTCATTCCACCAATAACTACTGCTGTTCCACTACTATTTTCTTTCAATAAAAATGCTGAACCTTTTTGTGCCGCCATGTTATTTCTCCTTGTTTATTTTTTATTAATTATTTTTTAATTTGTCAATACAAAAACTCTAAATCTTTGCATTCCATGTGTTGTTAAACCATCATTTTCTTTTATTATATCAGAGAACTCAAATCTCATATTATTCATAGCACCTGATACTGATAGGCTTGACTCGTGTAATACATCATAAACTAATGACATAATTTCTTTTATCTCCTTACTTCCTCTATATCTTGAAAAAGTATGAATCATAAGGGTAAAATCAGTACCCTTTTTTGTTTTTGTTCCATCATCTACCATTGTTTGATCTCCGATCTTAACATAAGGAAATGCTGTATTCTCTGGTACAAAATCGTAAATATTATTTCCTCCTAACTTTGTTGTTAGAGGACTACTTGCTAATAAAGCATTATATACTGTTGTCTGTAATGTGACTGCAAAATCTGTCATTTAGTATATTCCATAATTTTTTGTTTAACTCTATTAAATACTGCATTTAATATTGGTTTTTTACTTTTTTCAAATGCTGGTAACATAAATGGTCTTGGTTGCATTTTACTTGTACCATATTCTAAAAAAGCTGAATAGTTTGCATTACTTTCTACATGAACAACATCTGAACTTTTTTGTTTAACAATTATTTTATTTACTAAATTTCCTGTATCACTTGCTGGTGATTGTCCTGGAGCAGATGCTCTATGCTCTCTACGAGGATTATATTTTTGATACATAACACCTGACTTTGCACCTGTCTGAATACTTTTAATTGCTTCTGTTCTAATTAACTGTCCACCACCTTTAACTATCTCTTGAAAAGGTTGTTCCATATCTTTTCCTAATCTATCTAATTGAGATAAAACTTTTTTTAAATTTTTAACATTAAATTTAATATCCATTAGTTTGCCACATCTTCAATAGCTTCTAAAGTAATATAATTATTATTATCATTCTCATCATTAATCTTAACTATATTAAAAGTTCTAGTTCCAAATTTTATTCTCATATT